CTGCTTTGCGCCGGCGAAGGGCCGATCGACAGCATCACAAATATCAAAATTAATGACAACCCTATCGAAAATTACGGTATAATTCCTGATATCCGCCTCGGCACGAATAATCAAACGGTAATTGATAATTTTAACGATACGTTTGCTGATCACCCGTTATCATACGAACTCGAACTTGCCGGCGCCTGGATAAAACATCAAATCGACGGTAACGCGGCGGAAGGCCTCGAAATCGAATTCAGTTTCCCATCGGGGCTTTATCACATCAACGATGACGGCGCGCTTGCCGCCGCGAGCGTAACGCTGGAAGCGCAATACCGTAAATTAATCGAAGGGCAGGGCGATGAAGAAAACTGGGTTAATTTCTTCGCTGGCGGTAAGAAAATTGATTCAATGACGCAAAACGGCCAGCCGTATAATGGGGCCGGCGCGATATATAACGTTAGCGCTACCGCCGCCGCAATTGCTGAAACGTGGACTATTACATGCACTGAACAGATTAATGGCGGTTTTCCGGTCCAAACTTATGGCAAAAAATTTTCGGTCACAGGCTCGGTAAGCGGCGTAAAAGCAAATGCGGTCGCGGGTCAGCGTTATTCCAACGGATTAATAGTTTTTGATATTAATCCCCATTACCCTTGTGGTGTAGGGTATAGTTTTCAAATCAAAATTGCCGAATATACTTCGGTTACAATAAGCGCCGCAAGTTCATCGATGGTTAGGCGCACTTATCGCGTCGATCATTTCACCGAACCGGGGCAATACGAAGTCAGGGCGCGCTGCACTGCAAAATCAGGCGTTACGGCGCGCGATACGACGCGCGTTTATTGGTCGCAACTTTCGGCGATAATGTATGACGATTTTGTCCGTCCTGGAAAAGCTCTTATTGGTATAAAAGCGCTCGCGACAGGACAGCTTTCGGGTTCGATACCGAATATCACCTGCGTCGCGACGCGCTCCACTGTGTATGTGTATAATCCAATAACTAATACATATCAGGCGAAGCCCGCGAATAATCCGGCATGGGCCGCGTATGACCTTATACATCGCGCTAAGTTTATATATAATTTTGATACGCAAATGGATGATATTATAGTTTTCGGCGCGCCGAAAGAAAAACTAATTTATAAAGATTTTTCAGACTGGTCGGCTTTCTGCAATTCGAAAGAATTGCGGGTTAATTATTTTTTAGACAAAGCTGATGATCTCTGGACGGCGCTGCGCGAGATTGAAAACTGCGGCCGCGGAAAAGTTATTTTAAAAGGCACGCGATACGGCGCGATCTGTGATGAGCCTGCTATACCGGTTATGATGTTTACAGTAAGCAATATCATCAAAGATACCTTTAAGGAAGAATTTTTGCCTATGAAAGACCGGGCGAACGCGATTGAAATTACCTTCAATAATGCCGCTAAAAATTATGAACGTGATATATTAACCGTTTATAGCGATGATTGGGAATCATCCGACCGTATAAAGCATCCGGCGCAAATAGCGCTAAATGGCATAACAAGCCATGAACAGGCATTTAAAGAGGCGCGATACAGATTGCGCATTAATAAATATTGGACGCGCAGCATATCTTTTGAAGCTGATGTCGACGCTATCGCCTGTCAGGTCGGCGATGTAATCCTCGTACAGCATGACGTGCCGCAGTGGGGTTTCGGCGGCCGCATTCTCGAAGTTATTAATTCGACTACAATAAAACTTGATATAACGGTTACGCTCGACGCGAATGAAACGTATTCACTTTATGTTCGGCATGGAGCTACAGACATAATTATTGAAAAGACTATAGCGGCGGCCGCCAGGGAGCGCGTTACCGATACAATAACGGTTACTTTTCCTTTTTCGTTGATACCATCTCAACATGATGTATTCTCTCTTGGAAAATTAAACCTTGCGGCTAAACCCTTCAGGGTAATAAATATAAGCCGCGCCAGCGATCAGACGCGCCGTATAAACGCGCTTGAATATGTTGACGCGGTATATGACGAAAGCGGCACCGCGCCGGTAATAAATTATAGCGCGCTCACATCTTATGCCGATGTATCCGGCATAAAACTCGGCCAGGAAACTTACGCCCAGCGGGACGGCAGCATAATATCCGTTATGTATGTGTCGTGGAGCGTGCCGCGCGGCCGGCGCATGACGGAATATCATGTTTTCTATAGCCGTGATTACAGCGCCAACTGGATTAAATGGGGAATTACGGACGCGACGGCCATAACCATATCCGGTGTAAAGCCGCTTGAAACTTATATTGTAAAAATATGTACAATGAATGAAATCGGGGTATTGTCGCCCGGCGTAATATCACAGCCATGTTATATAACAGGCAAAAACCTGCCGCCCGATAATGTCGTCAGCCTCACGGCGACGCAGGATCCAAACGATAAACGAAAAATAACGCTTGAATGGCCGGGAGTCGGCAATATCGACCTGAAAGGTTATTTGATAAAGGAAAGCGATATAAAAATATCCAACTATTTGACCGAGACAAAATATATCTTCACGGCGGCGGCAACGCGCACATACAATTTTAAAGTTTATGCCGTGGACACCTCGAACAATCTTTCCGTCACGCCGGCGGCCGCGAGCGTCAGCGTGACCGTAGAGCCGTCGAATGTGACTGGCTTTACAGCTACGGCCGATCCTTATGACCGTACAAAAGTGTTGTTAAACTGGAACGCAATTTCAGAGCTCGATTTATCGCATTACGAAGTAAGGCGCGGTGACAGCTGGAGTAATAGCTCCGTGATACAGCATACAAAAGCGACATCGTTTGTTTATACGCTGCCGGCGGGCGGGTATTATAGGTTCTGGATAAAAGCTATAACGCTTGGCGGGTATTATTCCATCAATGAAGCGGCCGCGGAAGGTCAATTTAATTTTGAAAGCGCTGCGCCGGCGAATGCAGCCATTACACAGGACCAGAATGACCGCACGCGCCTCGGCGTGTCATGGTCGCTTGTGGCCGATCCCGATGTGAGCGGTTACGAAGTGCGGCTCGGTTATGACTGGACAACAGGCGTGCTTGTCGGAATTGTTAAAGAAGCGAGTATCACGCACGTTATCACATCGAGCGGTACTTACAACTTTATGATACGGGCGAAAAATGTCGCCGGTTATTACTCGGCGATTGTGAACGTCAGCGGATATTTTTCGGTCGAAGTTTCGAATGTGAGCAATTTCAAAGGCGTTCGCGCAGTTAATGATAAAAGTAAAATCCGTCTCACCTGGGATGCCGTTGCGGAGCGCGACGTTGATCACTACGAAATACGCGAGGGCAACGGCTGGGATACGGGTGAGCTTGTTTTCGGGAATATCGCCGGCACGTTTTATGACGCGACGACAACGGTCGAAAAAGAATATAAATACTGGATAAAGGCCATTTCAAAAGCCGGAAAGCAGAGCGCAATTCCGACGCTTTTCAGAATTATTATTTCGATGAATCCGACAGCGCCGACGGATTTTACGATCATGACGGACCCGGCGGATAGAACCAAAGCCTTTCTGTCATGGACAAAAAGCCCCGACCTCGATGTCATCGAGTACGAAGTGCGAAACGGTATCGACTGGGATAGCGGAACGCTGCTTATAAAGACAAAAGAAACGCGGTTCACATGGACCGTTCCAGATTCAGAAAGATACGCCATCAGGTTGCGGGCGCGAAATGCTTCAGGCTTTGAAAGCGACGAAGTACTCGTATTTTACGATTTATACGTCGAGCCGTCGAACGTTACCGGCTTTCAGGCGCTTCAAAACGGCGAAAACGTTCTGCTGATATGGAATAAGGTTACTGATATCGATCTTTCTAATTATGAAGTGCGCGAAGGCCCGGTTTGGGAGCTCGCTTCAATTGTCGCAACTGGTCTGACCGGCGTCGCGTTTCAATTCATGGCCGACCGCGAAACATCGAGAACGTTCCTTATAAAAGCCGTGAACCGCGCGGGAAAATACTCGACGGCCGCGGCGAGCGCGACTGTCGTGATCGCCGGCCTGCCGCCGAAAAATGTCATCGTTTCATACGATGAGATCGCAAATCAGACGGGCACGAAAAACAACACTATTTTTGGGGCGTCGGAATTCCGCTATTCAGTTTTAGGAGGCAAATTTAGCGACTATACGACGGTTCGTTTTTCAGATATCGGCGGCGCAAGCGTTCTTCAGCTCGCTCGCCGGCCGTGGTCCTGGGATAATCCGCCGGCGGTGGAATGGGACGATAGTCCGACGCTTACCTGGGACGCGATCGGAAACTTTTACGGCACGGGCGACTATACAACGACCGTCAAAGACCTCGGCCGCATAATGACGGCTAATATCTCCGTAGTTTTCACATCGAGCACGTTGCAGACGCCCGGAACCTCAGCCAGTTTATTTTATCGAACGAGCAGCGACAATGTATTCTGGACGGAATGGCAGCCGTATATCGCGAATCAATTGGTTTTCCGTTACATTCAGTTTAAGGCTGTACTCTCGACGATCCATGCGAGTTCGACGCCGGAAGTCAATCAGTTCAAGATTAATATTGACGTGCCTGACGTTATTCGTAACGGCTCCGCAACGGTCGCGGCAGGCGGCTCGACGATCAGTTATAACAATAATTACTATGAGGTTCCGTCAGTGATTCCAACTGCTACTACGCTTGGCCATCGCGCGACGCTTGCCGGAACGCCCGGTTTGTCAACATTTACGGTACGGGTTTACAACGAAAATAACATCGATGTAGGCGGTCCTATCCTGTGGATTGCCCGTGGATACTAAAAAGGAGGTTTTACCATGGCTTATGATGGCGCCAGACCGGCCAATGATGATTATATATCAGCAGGACCGGCGTTAATCAGGGAAAATCAGAGAGCGCTGAAAGAAGACGGTATAGGAAATGCAGGCACGCTCGTTGGAAAGGTGCCTGGTAACGCATCGGGTAATATTCCGATATCAAACGGGGTGCTTTGCAGTAATCTTCACGCGGATAAACTCGACGGCAAAGACGCCTCGGATTTTGCGGGAGCTGCTCATGGCCACAATGTGGCTACTACAAATGACAACGGTTTTATGTCTAACACTGATAAGCAGAAACTCGACGGGATCCAGAGCGGTGCGCAAGTCAACGGGAACACCTATGGCCGAATATTTATCGGCAGCGGAAACGATGCTGGAAAGGATATCGGGGCTGGAGTTCCCGGTGATGTTTTTACATTTTATCAAGGGGCAAATATAGGATTGCGTGGAAATGTTGCGGCTCGGTGGCTTGCGATCGACGTCACCGGAGTAGTGCCAAATGCATCGTATGCGAATAACGCTGGTAATGCCAGCTCCCTTCAGGGATATGGCCCAGGCAATTTTGCTGCCGCTGGTCATACTATGCACCCAAACGAAATATCAAGCCTCACAACTCAAGGATATCGAGTGTTCGCAGATGGGTTTAAAATTCAATTTTTCCATACTGGTCCCTTTGCATTGAATGAAACAAGATATTTATTTTTTCCGATAGCATTTTCCACTCGGCCTTTTGCCTTTTTCGCAAGGCCTGAAATGTTTTTTGATGATAAGTCAAAATTTTCGTATCCAGCCCTGTCCACAACTCAAATAGCGCTAAAATGTATTGGCGCAGCGTGTAATGGTGGTTATTGTTTGGCAATAGGAAAATAGGGAGGTTTTAGATGCAATACTACGCACATTATGACGAAAACACAGGCAACATAAAAGGCTTTTATGCGGATGAAATTCATGGAAAGGAAAACATACCGGAGCCGAAAATTGCCATCAGCGAAACCGAGTGGCAGGACGCTTTAAGCAATCAGGGCAAACGCAAAGTAAGCCGCGAAACGCTCAAAATTGTCGAAACGCTGCCGCCGCTTCCGACGCGCGATGAATGCCTGGTTGGTATCCGTATGCAGCGCAATCAGCTCCTTGTGGAAACCGACTGGACGCAGCTGGCCGACGCCGCCATGACCGACGAACAGCGGACCGCATGGCGCAATTACAGGCAGGCGCTCCGTGACTTTCCGGCTGTGTGCAATCCTTATAGTCCAGAATGGCCTGAGAAACCAGAGATTTAAGTTTAATTATAGTTTAAGCCGTCTTTAAATGTGTTTTAAAAGGAGTTAATACTTTGAAGAAAAAATTCATTCAATCGATTTTAATTTTAATTCTTATTTTATGCCCCGTGCTGTCTTATGCCGCTTTTGACGGCACCCGGCCGCGAGATAATGATTTACTTAAAGATTCAGCGGCATTAATTCGTACTAATTTTAACGCGCTGAAAGACATGATCGACCAAATCTATGTCAATTATGCCGGCACGGACGCAGTCGCGTTAAAAGCGGATAAAACTTATGTTGATTTGAATTTTTCTACAACTAAGGAAGTTGAGCTGATATTATTTAATTTAGATACAGTTGCGGCCAGGCTGGATAGCATTGAAAATAACATATTGGACATGATACAGCCTGCTATTGATATGCTGTTTGCTAATATTGGAACCTTAGAAAATTTAGTGATAAGCAATTATAATGAACTTATTGCGAATATGCAAACGCATGAAGCTGAATTAGCCGCTATAACGGGCGAAATAACCGAGCTTAAAGTCAATGATATAACTCAAGAAGTAAGGCTTGTTCGCGCTACTGCCGCCTATGAAAATCGTTATAAGAAAATGATATTATATTATGGTTATCCTATTGCCATTAACGGTTTATGGGATATTAATAAAGCGGCGGCAATTTACGCTATGTATGATATAGTTGTTTTTGGCGATGAATATGAAAAAGCTACTCATGAAGCTCATATCAGCACAATTAATATAATAACGAGACTGAAAAAACTTAAAACGGATGTTGAAATATTCGGATATATACCAATAGGCGGCGAACTTGGGGCAAATTTAGATACAGATGAAATATTGTTACGTATAGATGAGTGGTTAGCTTCAGGAGCGACTGGAATATTCCTTGATGAATACGGCTATGATTATTTAGTGAGTCGTGAGCGGCAAAATATAGCTGTTAATTATGCACACAGCAAAGGTATGAATATAATAGCCAATTCTTGGAATATAGATTGGGTATTTAATAACGATTCAGGCTATCTTGACTGGGAAGAGTTTTACGGCAATCCTAACTTAGTTGCGCCTGAAATCAACGCTAATGACTATTATTTGTTTGAGAATTTATTTTATTATTACGAAGATAGCAGTCAAAAAGTATCCGACCAATGGCGGCTATATGAAGTGTATCGCTATTATTATGATAGCACAACGTCAACATGGGGCAAAAATTACTATGACCAATTCGGCACTAAAACGCTTGGGTTAGACGGCATACAAAGCAATAATTCTAATAGAGACTTATATTTTATTAATGGTTACATGGGTGGGCGTATATTAAATCTTGATGGTTATGGGGCCTCGATAGAATTATGGGGGTCTTCATCTACGGCTTACAATCATTATAATCCGTCATTCTTTGCAAATGAAGCCACAATATTTAATCGCGACAAAATACAACCGATTGTAGACGACTATTCAGAAGCTACTTATGCGCAATATGATACTAAAATAAAAGGCATTACGCTTAAATTAATATGGGAACCTGGAAGCCCTGCAACTAATCCGGCTAAAGGAACTCATAAGGTGCAAATTGACGGCATTGATAGGACTAAATCTTATATTTCTTCAAGCGCGACATCAGATAATGCAGGCAATACAATTGTTTTGCGTGATACAAGCGGTAACTTTAGTGCTGGGACTATAACGGCAACGTTAGCAGGAAATGCGTCAACGGCTACAACATTACAAACAGCAAGAACAATAGCCGGTTCAAGTTTTAATGGCTCAGATGATATAAATATATCGCATTTAAACTTAACTGATATAGGCGCAAGAACTCACGCCGATATTGACGCCGCTTTTGGCACTATCGAAATAAAGTTAGATTCTATTTCCGTGGATATTAATAGTGTTTTTCAGGCCGCGCTTGATGCTATTGACGCGCTTGAAGCTGAAGACATATCGGTGGATAGCAGCGGCTTTACTGGCACTCTCAAACTCTCTGATAATACGGTGCAGAAGGCACTCGCAACGCTCGACGCGCTATCTGGCCTGCCAGCAACGAACGCCATAACGAAGGTATATGGCAGCGCCGATGTGGAGGGTAGCGGCACGGGGTCGGTGTGGCTTGTCGGCACGAATGGCGTGAGCGTGAATAGGGTGGGAAATACTTTAGAGGTAAATATTGATAACGCGGCGAAATGGGCGGGTTACTATACCGCGGCACAGACTAATGCCACGCTCGAAGCAGCGATAGCAGCGATACCTAAACCAAGCATTAATCAGACGGTTACGGTTAATGCGGGCGAAAGTTTGATATCTGGTGATGTGGTTAGCATTATAGATAGTGGCGGATTAAAAGCTAAAAAGAAAGATAATACCAATATAGTTGGAATTGCTCAAAATGATTGTGATACAGATGAGGCATGTATTGTGCTTGTTTCAGGTTCGGACACAAATCAATCTGGATTAACGATAGGTGCGACTTATTATCGACAGTTAGATTACTCGATAGGCACGACAGCAGTTGAAATCGACGGTAATTTTATCGCCATTGGTATAGCAAAATCTACTACTGAAATTATTCTATATTAGGAGTGATATAAATGTTCAAAAAAGTGATTTTATTAAGTATTTTATTTGTATGTATTTTACAGATACCGGCTTTTGCAATAGGCGTAATTCCAGTGGCGGACAGGATAAAAGTTAAAACGTTAATGGATAAGTTAGTAGCAAACACGATAACGTCAAATCAGCTGGAAACATTAGCGCAAAATTACGATGATTATTATATTATCGGGCAGATGATTAACAATCCAGCTTGTATCTACGCAATATCCAATAGCACTAATGCTGTAACCATAGTTTCAGGTAGTGCTAAAGCCATGAACGCGGTAGCGGTCAGCTCAACAGCCATGAGCGCGGTAGCGGCCAGCTCAACAGCCATGAGCGCGGTAGCGGCCAGCTCAACAGCCATGAGCGCGGTAGCGGCCAGCTCAACAGCCATGAGCGCGGTAATGGCAAGTTCTACTGCGCGAGAGAGTTTCTTTGGCTCGTCTTATAGCGTAGGCAAAGGCATAAACACCTACGCTTCGATAGGCAATGCTACTTTGCAAGACTTAAATACTATGAGCGCGATAGCGGCCAGCTCGACAGCCATGAGCGCGGTAGCGGCCAGCTCGACAGCCATGAGCGCGGTAGCGGCCAGCTCGACAGCCATGAGCGCGGTAATGGCAAGTTCT